AGCGTTCACAGACTGCTGCTTTTACTATGGGAACAGCCGTCCATGCACTCCTTCTGGAAGAAGATCGTGACCTTGTAATACGAGGTCCAAAGACCAAGCGTTCTAAGGCTTTTGTGGATATGGAAGCATCCCTGAATGAAGATCAAGTGCTTCTAACTGAGGTAGAATATGCCGTTGCTAAGAAAATGTCTAAGACTACCCTTCAAAATGCTCACTGCAAGAAGCTACTGCGTCATGCTGATCGGGTAAACGAAGTAAGTATCTTTGCTACCTGTCCAAACACAGGGTTGCAGCTAAAGACTAGGCCGGATTTGCTGATAGAGTCTGAAAAGACTGTATATGATGTAAAAACTACTATGGATGCAAGTCCTATGGGATTTTCTAGGGAGTGCTTCAAGTACGCTTACGATATTCAGGCTGCGTTCTACTTATACGTGTGTAAGTTAGCTGATATTGACGTAAACTCATTCAGTTTCATTACTGTAGAGAAGTCTGCTCCCTACTGTTCTCATATACATACGGTCAGCGAAAGGCTGTTGGACAGTGCTACTGAGCGAATGCACCGTACCTTGGCTATCATCTCTGATGCTACGGAAGATGAAAACTACGACACTGGGTGGGGTGATTATAGCATAATTGAGCTACCCTCATGGCTATAAAGGCACAGAGTGCTAAGGCTAAGGGTAGACGATTACAGCAGTGGGTTAGAGATAAATTATACTCTACGTTTCCTAAATTAGAAGACGGCGATATCCGCAGTACTTCTATGGGGGCCAATGGAGAAGACCTTCTTCTATCCCCTGCTGCTAGACGCTGCTTTCCATACTCAGTCGAGTGTAAGTCTAACAAGGCATTTGCTGTTTATAAAATCATGGAACAGGCTACGGAGAACTGCCCTAAAGGTGTTCAGCCGTTAGCTATTATTAAAGGGGATCGCCAAAAGCCTTTGGCGCTCCTTGATGCAGAACATTTCTTCAAATTAACCGCTAGAAAGTAATCATGCCAAAATCAAAAATTGATGCAAATAGCATCCGTCTTGACCTTAGAATAGATCAGGACACCGATATAGTTGACCTTCAAATTGAACACAATCTGAGTGCTACGATGGAAGAAGCTCAAGTTATGTTCTACTTGGATGCCATTAACGGTCTTACCTATAAGATTAAATGTGAGATCGAAACCCTTGCTTTCCAAGGCGCTCTACTTCGTGAGATAGCCACTCTTCGTGAAATCATTGATGACGAAGATGATGCCGAATATGAGATTGACTTTGAGCCAGACGAAGAGCTTCTGGAGATTGTCCGTGAAAGACGTAAGGACAAGAATGGTAACGTAGTAGACTTCAAGAAGAAGCTACACTGATGCAAGATACTATTCGTGAAATGACTAGGATAGAGAAACAGGCATCCATAATACGAGGCACTGCCAACCGTAGAGATATGGTCAATAAGCCACCTCACTACAACTCATCCGCAATCGAATGCATTGACGCAATGGAAGCTATGTCTGAGGGGGCTAAGGTTGCTCCTCACGCTGCCTACTGTTGGCAGAATGCTTTCAAATATCTCTGGAGATGGCCGTACAAGAATGGCCTTGAAGACCTAAAGAAGTGCCGTTGGTACTTGGATCGTTTAATTGAGGAACTAGAAGAATGATCACACAAGAAGATATCGATGCCGTAGCATCCCTAGCTGAACCTTTAGAAAAAAAAGAATTGAACCAAGTGGGCTGGGATGACGTATATCCTGACTGGGTTTCTAATCACATGACGCCATACGAGATGGTACGTGATTTTGCTGAACGCATGGAGCAGCCCTTAGACCAAAAATGGCAGAAGGATGCCAGTCTGGAAACCCTTCGCTGGTCTTTGATCTCAGAAGAATATGGTGAAGTCTGTGACGCAAGTGCAGACAATAAACCAGACAACATGCTCAAGGAAATAGCAGACCTTGCGTATGTACTCTATGGCTATGCAGCCACCTATGGATGGGATTTAGACGTAGCCTTACGGCGTGTCCATTTCTCCAACCTCTCTAAGCTAGGCTTAGACGGCAAACCTATCAAAAACGAGGCAGGGAAAGTCGTTAAAGGCCCGAACTATAAATATCCTAACCTATCCGACCTAGTGGAGCCTAAATAATGATAAAAAACGAATACGGACCAACTCTGAATATCTCTGAAGAAATCCACGCTATGAAGTATCGTAGTGAGGGGGAGACATTCCGCGAAGCAATGACCCGCGTAGCTGAATCCTTGAAAGACAATGAAAGTCATTTCGATAACTTCCGCACCATTCTATATAACCAGCGTTTCCTTCCCGCAGGGCGTGTGCAGTCTGCTATGGGCGCACCGCGTAAGGTGACACCATACAATTGTTTTGTTAGCGGTACTATTGAAGACAGTATGAGCGGTATAATGGATGCTGCTAAGAATGCAGCGCGTACAATGCAGCTAGGTGGTGGCATAGGCTACGACTTCAGTACGCTACGTCCTCACGGGGCACTCATACGAAGCCTAGAGAGCCGTTCTAGTGGCCCTATGTCCTTTATGGGCATCTTTGATAGCATTTGTAAGACAATAGCATCAGCAGGACACCGTAGGGGCGCTCAGATGGGCGTACTACGGGTGGATCACCCCGATATCGAGAAGTTTATTCGAGCAAAGAACAATAGCACTGACCTAACCCAGTTCAATATCTCTGTAGGGGTTACGGATGAGTTTATGGAAGCTGTTAAATCAGACAGTGACTTTGACCTTGTATTTGAAGATCGAGTCTACAAGACAGTCTCTGCCCGTGCGCTCTGGGATGATATTCTACGCAGTACATGGGATTGGGCAGAACCCGGAATCCTGTTCATTGATAGAATTAATAAGAAGAATAACCTGTGGTACTGTGAGAAGATTGCAGCAACTAATCCATGTGGAGAGCAGCCGCTGCCACCGTATGGTGCCTGTCTATTGGGGTCATTCAATCTGACGCAATATATCGTTAAGCACGATGGCAAATATGTGTTTAATATGAATATGTTAAAGAACGACATTCCACATGTTGTACGTGCAATGGACAATGTTGTTGATAGGGCCACGTATCCTCTTCCTCAGCAGGAAGAAGAAGCAAAGAACAAACGCCGTATGGGTCTAGGTGTGACTGGGGTAGCAAATGCTATCGAAGCTATGGGCTTTGAATATGGTTCTGATGGATTCATTCGTCAGCTAGAGACAATCATGGAAGTAATTAGAGATGGCTGCTACTTGACCTCTGTTGAGTTAGCCATAGAGAAAGGTTCCTTCCCTTTATATAACCCTATGTATATGGACTCTGACTTTGCTAAAACTCTGCCTGAAAATATTCGTGATCTTATTGCTGTCCACGGCATTCGTAACTCCCATCTACTATCTGTGGCACCAACAGGAACAATCTCGCTCTCAGCCGATAACGTATCCAGCGGCATTGAACCCGTCTTCTCCCATTACTACGATAGAACTATTCAAACCTTCGATGGACCTAAAGTAGAACGGGTAGATGACTACGGCTATCGTGAGTTTGGCATTAAGGGTAAGACTGCGGATGAACTGTCAGTGTTTGATCACGTAAAAGTTCTAAACGTAGCCTCACGCTATGTTGACTCTGCTTGTAGTAAAACGTGCAACGTAGGTGACGATGTTTCTTGGGAAGATTTCAAGAGAGTTTACATGGAAGCATACGATGGCGGTAGCTCAGGCTGCACGACATTTAGAGCCAGTGGTAAACGGTACGGTATTCTCAATGCATCTGCCTCTGAGGACGTTGCTGAAGAGGAAATTGTAGAGGATACTACTGACTTCATAGAGGAAGGTGGAGCCTGTTACTATGACCCTAATACGGGCCTAAGAAAGTGTGAATAAAGCATAAAAAAAGCCCTCTAGCGGTTGACGCTAGGGGCACAATAAAGTATATATTTAAGGGTAAGGTTGAAGTTGAGTGGTCACCTTGCTAGTTGGTTGGAAAACCCCTTGTAGCGCACATCTACAGGGGGTTTTCTTTATTCTAGATTCATCATCTGTTGATCAAGTGACCGTACTTCTGGTGGCTCTTCATCTTCCGCTGTAGTCAATGCCCCGTAGGTTGCAGCACTGGTCTTGTCAGTAACACGATCTCCGGCTCTTACCACACCTTCTTTACCTAGTTCCAATGCCATTTGCTTTTTGGTCAGACCTAGACCCTGATACTTAGCCAGAAGTTCCTTTCCAGTCTGAAATGCTGTTCTTTGACGAAGAGGATTTTTCTGCATCATTTCTAGTAAAAGGCTAGGGGTACTCATAAGTATTTCAATATTCTTAGCATCTCTAGCCATAGGAAGTTTGTCTACTAAATTCTTAACAAACTCAGAACCAATTGCAGCAGCCTGAAGACTGGCATCTCCACGCCCAAACATCACACCTAAGTTAGCACCTAAAATACGGGCAGCGTTTTTAGTAAATCCGGGGGTACTCTGAACAACCTGATCAAATACTCCCGCACCTTGTGTGGTCCTTTGTATTCTCAATCCTTCAGTAATTAACTCACTCATAGCATCTAACTCAGGCTGAGAAATTACGTTATTGTCCAGCATCAAGTCTAAGATAGTTATATCACCAGTTCTACCGCTCAGAGGTTTTCCCATATTATTGGTTAACTTTATAAAGTCTGGGCTACCATCGGCTGACCTAGATGCTTGAAATAGCAAATCCATTGTTGCCATTCTAAAGTCTATCATTGCGTCTGGAATACCTTGGGCCTCATTCGCCAGTAGAGCAAAATTATCCGCAGGGTTATCGCTAGTAAGTGTATCCTTAATAGCATCGGGCAGTCTATCAGAGGTGGATGCCTTTTGCAGTCTAGCCATTATTTCTGACGCAGTACGCTCCGCATCAGCATACGCATCAAGATCGGCTTTAAGATTAGGAAAATCCTTTAGCAATCTTGGGTTTGAAAGTACAAATTCATCGATTTGACTTGCAGAGATTTGCCCTGTTGAATCTCTTAACTTATAAACAGTAGCTCTCAGAAAATCCTCTTGGGCATTAAACATTTGTTCGCCAAGGTTTTGTTTAACGTCATCCTTGATAACAACTTCTGTGCTATTACCGCCTTCGTTTAACTTGAACTCATCTGTGGCCTCTACTTCAGGAGCATCTGGGCGAGGTCTGTTGGCTCCATAGATTGTATACTCAGGAACAGG